CCAAGGCCCTCAAAGGTTGAGCCTAACTCCCCCATGCTTTTAGTAAGCTCGCCAGCGCCGCTCGTGGAATCTCCGAAGCCGAACGAGCTCATGATACTATCCATGATCCCGCCACCACCTCCTCCGCTTCCGCCAGAGCTTCCGCCGAAGAGACTGCCTATTGCATCATTGAGAAGATTACCAATCTCACCAGCGCCGCCTTTACCTTCGCCCGTTGCAGCTCCGCCAAATATGCCTCCGACTAAATCGGAAATGCCGCCATCAAGGCCGAAGCTTTTCATCATGTCTGAAAGACCAGAAGACATTGAACCTGCGAGCTCTGCGCTCTGGGCTTTCATGTCTCGCATTTGACTAGTTGCACTGCTAAGTGATTGCTCAAAGTTTCTTGAGTCCTCGGCTGTATTTTGCATGGACTCGCCGAGAGCTTTTAGACCGTTCATGTCTCCCGCTTGCATTAACTCCACTACGCTCTGGGTCAGAGGGTCTATATATTTTTTGCCGGTGGATAGCTCATACAGATCGGCTTGGGTCTCTTTTAACCTCGTATTTAATTGATCTGAGTTTCGAATCCATTCGTCATAGTCGCCCTTGCCGTCTTTCAGAGACGAGCGGAATTGATCGAGCGCAGTTTTATTACCGCGAAATCCTTCAGCCATTTTATCGAGCCCAGCGAAATCACCGGCTTTTAATAGTCCGGTAATTTGCTGCCGCATTGGGTCAATGCTCTTTGTCACATCAGACATTACACTCTTAAGGTCTATGCCTGTTTGCTTCCAACTCTCTGCGAGCTTTTTCCCCTCCGCTGCTCCGTCTTTGCTGCTGGTTTTTAATTGACTAAGTAAGTTCGTAAAACTCTGAGAGACTCCTTCGGTTCCGCTTTTTGCGGAGGTGATCATGTTCGTCCCCATGGTCTGCATCTCTTGCGAGATCCCGCTTACCATGTCTGGAACAATGGAGTGACCAATCAGGGTGTCATACATGCCCTGGAACGTTGCTGTGACATCATCGGTGAATCCGGTAACAGAAGCTTTTGCGCTTTCAAAGCCCCCAGTAAATGTTTGCGTAATCCCGTTTACTAGGTCAGCAACATATTGAAGGACAGTATCTTTTAGGTATAGAAATCTTTGAACTGTATCGTCGATCCATGCGTTAATGGAGGCCATCGCGCTGGTGCTAAAAGTTCCAAGCATTGCGACGAGATTATTGAACGCATCGATAGTGAGCTGTATTTGCTCATCTACCATGGGACCGATTACATCCCACTTATACCAAACGATAAACATTGCAGCGAGCGCTGCAGCTACTAGCCCGATAGGAGAAATCAATAGTGCTAATGCGCCGCCTAATGCTGAGATCGTTCCTGTAAGAAGGGGCCCGATTGCGACGAGTTTTGCAACCCATCCGAACATAAAACTAAAGGCATAAATTACGGGACCGACTGAAGCTAAGATTGCGCCGAATGCTGCCACTCCTGCAGTAATGTTAGGGCCGAGAAATTTAAACAGCGCACCTACCTGTTGAAGAAGAGGCTTCAATGCGTCAAGTGCAACAACCAACCCGTCAAGAAGAGAGAGGCCAATAGGCGCGAGCGCGAGACTTAACTGGTTACGAAACTGCGCGAACTTCTCTCCGAACCCTTCAGTATCTTTTGCAGCCTTTGAAATAGACTCGGGAGATTTTTCGACCGCTGCAACAAATTCCTCTAGTGATAATTTGCCGCTACGAATAAGCGAGGCGAATTTCGGACCGGCTTTATTTCCGAAGATTTGCATTGCAGCGCCAGCCGCTTCGGTGTCGCTTGGAATATTTTTAATACCTTCGAAAGCGGTTTTAAATGCCCCGGCCATGTCCTTGACGCCAGCCTTAGCGAACTTAGAGACCGCGAAACTTAGCGCTTTAATTGCGTCGCCTGAACTTGCTCCAGCCTTTCCAAGTTGACCCAAAAGAGCCGCGCTCTCTTTTAAATTAAGGCCGAGCGCTTTGAAGGTTGGTTGATTTGTAGAGATTGCGCCGCTTAAATCATCGAAGCTTACTCCGGTTTTTTGACTCACCTTAAAAAGGTAATCAAGAGTCGCGCTCTGATTTTCGCTGCTAACTTTCCACGAATTCATGACCGCAGTGGTGCCTTTCACCGCGCTGCCTAGATCTGAATTCGTAACCGTTGCGAGCTTACTTACTTGTGTGGTTAGCTCTTCAAGTGGTTGACCAGAAAGCCCGAGGCCGGTGCTTAGCTTTGCAACTGCGGAAGCGACCTCTGTAGCTCCTTGTGTGGTATTGCCGAATACTGATTCGAACGAGCCTTGCAGCTTAGCAAGTTCATTGCCGGTCGCGCCCGTGCTAGCGCGTATAGTGTCGAATGCGTCGTCTATGGACTTGGCTGCAACGATTGCAGCACCACCTATTGCAGTCAGTGGAGCAGTAACAGTTGCACTAAAGAGCTTCCCTGTTCTTGCTGCAGTTTTGCCAATGGCTTGAAAGCTCTTGTCGAGCTGGCCCATCTGCACCTGAAATTTCGCGAAGTTTGCGCGAATTTCAAAAAACATTGTGGCGACTTCTTTACCGGCCATGTTTCTCCTTCTTCAGTCTCTCTATAGTAGCATTGTGAGGGACGACAAAGGTATCCCAATAAGCGCGGAGCGCCTTTGAGCTTGTCTTTTTTGGAGTCTCATATTTCGGCATGAAGTCCTCCGGTGAGAAAGGCTTCTTCTGTTTATCAGGATTGCGGTTTGAGTTTGCGATAACGCTCGCCACAATACCGAATCCCAGATCAGAAGCTTTTCGACCGGCATCGAATCTTTTGCCAAGAGCATAATATTGAGCTGGAGTGAGTTTCCAAAAGTCTTGATTGCTCAATCCGTAGTCGTAAACACCTATCGACCACATTTCCACCCAGTTTAATTCCTGGGCTTCTAGCTCTGTGGCGTCAGCTCCTTTTTTTCTTCCGCCCCCTTGGTTGGCTCTGCCTGTGGCATACTTCGCCCTAACATCTCGTGCACTAACGGCATGAGCTTCATGAGCTGGGGAACTGACATCAATTTACAAAATGCTTCAAATGAGAGATCGGGGTCATCCGACAAAAGACCTGCCCATAAGAGCAAGCGCATGTCGTTGAACCCCATGTCGTCCCATTTGATTGCTTTGAATAAACTCTTTCCTAGCCTCTTCTCAAGCTCACAGAATGCGTTTAAATCAAGGCAAAAGTTTCGAAGTCGATCAAGCTGCACCTCCATTGTCGGGGATGCGATAAAAGCATTACTCATAATTTAGGTGCCTCTCTTCACCTATTTAAAAATTAAAGACGAGTAACTGGTCCAGTGATTTTGATGGTAGCACTTGCGGAGAGCTTATCATCAATCTTTGCTGAAGGAGTAAAGTCCGTCACATAACCTGCGAATGCGTCGGTCGATCCGTCAGTGTCCGTCCAAACGATCTGATAGTTTCTGATCGCTCGATCAAGTTGATCTTCTCTAAGACCGCCCTGGTTGGTGTCACCTGGGAGGTAGTTAAGATCAAAACTGATCTCAGTACCATCCAAGAGGCTCGGGATGTACTCACGGAAAGAATCCGGTGATTCCATGTGGGTTGCATCGATGAGGTCCATCTTGACGCCAGGTCCGCTTATGTTGGTTATCTCAGCTATCGTGGTGAATGCTTCTGCCCCGTTCGTTCCGCTTGCCAGAACGTCCGAAGCGAACGCAGCTAGTACGCCTGTTCCATCTCCAACGCCATCAACGGCAGTCCAATTTGCAGCAAAGGTAGCATTTGCGTAAAGTTTTGCGATCACGTCGTTAACCGTTGAAACGCTTGCTGCGCTTCCATCCGTTTCTAGAGTGATTGATACTGCTGTGGTTGAAACAGTCACGCTAAGAGGCGTATTATTACCGCTTGCAACCGCGACAACGGTTTTGCCGTTACCTACAGTTCCAGCAGTGCCCCAGCCGATTATGATCTGACTGTTTGTGCTTCCTTTGGTTAAAGTAGCAGCAACGCCAGCACCAACGCCGCCGTCGCCTCTTTTAAGAAGTGTCCCGAATCCCGATGTTCCTTGAGTTGCTGCCATATAATTATTTCTCCAATTCTACTCGTTGTACCAAACGTGATAATCCTGCGTCACGCGCCGCAGTTCGGGAGACTCGTCGTAACCATCCATACTGTCGAGTAGTAATACAGCTTGAATAGTTACGTCGCTATTAGTCCCACGAAATGTGT